AGAAAGTAATTCAGGTATCTCTACCTCTATGAAATGCCATAATTGTCTTACGCCGTATTTAAATCCTGACCAACCTGATCCGAATATGTTTTTAATTTTATCAAGCATGTTTTTGTTTCTCCGCTTCGTTTCTCTGTTTCTCGTTTTCGTCTTTTATGTATTGTTCTAGTAAATTAACATAAATGTCTCTTTCCCAAGGCATTAATGATTCAATCTCTCTTAAACTATATTTATGATGTTGAACAAGAGCAAAATTAATATTAAAGGTCGCCTCTAGGCTATTGTGGGAGAGGCTGATCCGAAAAAATCTTGTATCCCTTGTAAAGTTACTTTACTTTTAACTTTAGTCTTAGGATTCTCTATTTCTACTTCATGTTTAAGTTTAGGCATAGTTTCAAAGAACTTTCTAAACTCATCAAATTGTTTTTGTGTTAGACCTTCAACAAACTGATCTAACTCTTCTTTAGTTTGATCTACAGCAGGATAAGTTTTATCCCCCTCAAAAATATGATCTATACAATTTGTCAACACTTTGAACAATGTCTTACTATCTGCCTTTAAGTCTTCACCCACGGACACTGTATCAACGGTTGGATATGTAAATACCACACCTAAGTTTCTTGTTTTGTCTATTATTATTTTGTTTGTATGTTTGTCATCAACTTGTACCTCGACTTTAGATAAATCTATTTCTGTCTCAACATAAGTCTCTTTATCGTCTGGACACAACATTTTAAATTTTGATATTTCACCTACTGATTTAGCTCTTATCTGTAAAAACAAATATTCTAAATCAAAAATAGGTAATGTACTAGCGTTGATTTCGTTAAATGTACAAGCACTTACTATATCTTTGATTGCTTGTATCATATCTTTTTGACTGCCTGATTCGGAAGCCATTAAGAGTATTTTCTCTTCTTTTACTAGAAACGGTCTGTACTTAACTTTTACGTCTGCTGATGGCAAAGTCAACTCATAAGTTGGCGTTTCAATTATTGGTAAAGCCATAATATTATCTCCTTAGTTTTATATATTTAGTGGCGGTATTTTGAATGGTGGGAATACTCTTCCGCCTGTCACACCACCAATAGGTATTCTTCTTCTTAAATCTTCTACTACACCTCTACCTGCTCGTCTTAATTCAGGTGGTAAATTTTGTAGTAACCCACCGAATAAACCTGGAGGTGGTTTTTGTTTATGATTAACAAAGTCTGGTGAGCCTATCTCTATATTGCCAGCTTTGTCTAAAAAGTAATTTACCCAATATCTAAAGTTTAGTGTTACGGTAAATGTTTGAACAGTGTTAGCGTCATGTGAATAACTAACATTACTAATCGTTTGTGGAAAACAATCATATAGTTTCACAGCGTAAGTTACATCATCACGCTCTTGTCTACTAGCAAATGAACCTAATTGAAATATGTTTATGTCAGATACATAATCATCATAGTAACCTATATTGTGTGACTGTGATGATATGGCTGCTCTTTGCCACATTTCAAAATATGATCTCTCTCTCATAAATTTATCAGCATAGAAAGACGCTTCAATAGGTGCTGAATTATAATCATAAGCAAACTTTCTTTTAGGTCCGTTATGTTTTACTTCTTTCATCGCTATTGTTCTTTCAGGCATAGAAATAGAATTACAAAATGCGTTTACTCGTTTACCATTTGCCTGTTGAACAGCATTTAAATCTAAAGGGTTTGAGAAACCTGTAAATGAATCACCATCTGATTTGATAACACCTACCTCAGATGTAGGTACGCCTGCTATAGGTCTAATCAATCCTGCTTTAGGTAATTGAAACTCAACATAGTATCTTGCTTTTCTAGCAAAACCTTCAGCTTCATTTACCATTGCTTGAAATCTACCTAATGTAGACTCAGGATTTGTACCTGCCTTTTGTCTTAATCTAGGATCTCTATTTACGTTATCTAATGATCTATCTCTAGGTAAACCTAAACGAATATCAAAACCGCCAATTCTTTTTCCGCCTCTTAATATTGCCATTAGTATGGTCTTCCTTTTTTAAATTGTTGTACAGGTAACATAATTGATATAGCAGCCTCGTCAGCGTCTATTCTTAAATAGTTTGAACGAGTGTAAGCATACAAATATTTTTTGATAGTAGGTTTAAATAATCTACTGTTTTTAATATCATCATAACCTAAATCTAATCTTGTTGTTCTATCAAACTTATTATTAGAGGCAAATGCTTGTAATCTTTCTAACATTCTAAATCTCGCTAAGTAAGGTAGATAGTGAAAATTCATTCCTAAAAAACCACCTTTAATTGGTTCTAATGGCAGTACAAGAGGAAAAGTATCGTACAAAGGTAATGTATCTTTAAACTTAGGATCATAGAAAAACATATTAAGTCTACCAGCACTAGGTTGACCTATTAGTTTTTTCTCTCTCATTAACTTTCTAGCTGTAAGAGGTGTTGCTATTTGATTTATAGCATTTCTATACCAACTAGCAGACTTTCTAGTACCACCTTGTTTATCAACTAATCTATCGAATATACTTGCCATTACTGTAATATTTATACTAATTATAGATACCTAACTCTTTTTCAGTTATTATTTTAAACTCGTAACCATTGTCTTTGGCATACGTTGTGGCAGCTTCCCATTTACATGTGTTCTTAATATACTCAAAACTTTCTTTCATAAACCACTTAGTTTTCTTACTAGGAACCTTAGGTTTTAGTGTCTGTTTGTATGGTTTGATCTCAATGATGTATTTTTTGTCTTTAGCCGTCTTTACAATGAAGTCAGGAAAGTATCTATGAACTTTTTTATCAAGTGGATTGTAATACTTAATTGCTAATTCTTCACTTGCCCATGCTGTAATATCAGTTGTTCTATCACAATATAACATAAATCTACGCTCTAATAGTGAACGATAAACTATTCTATTTGGGTCACCTACATATTTCTTAGGGTTTGTAGGTCTATATAATCCTTTGTAACTCTTTGCCATAATCTATATAAATATTAGTAACAAGGATATTTAGTATGCCAGGAAAAGTATCAAACATTTTTAAATCAGCTGTAACAAATTTGATAGGTAACTCTATCTCTAGCGCAATTTCAGGATTTGCTAGTCAAGGTCAGACAGCAAAGATAGCAGCAAAATTATTAAATAGATCACCATTAGAAATAGGTAACGCAAATGTACCTCCTCAAACAGGTCATATGGCATTAAACCCATTTGAATATGGACAAATATATTATCCAGAAACTACAAGTCAGTTGGGTGAAGGGCATTATATGATATTTGATGTAGTTGAGGTTGATCCTGAAAAATTTAAGAACGCAGGTTTAGTAGACGCCAATGATCCTGACAAGAAAAAATTAGTAGGGGAAACTGTAGATGATGTTGATTTAAATATAGGTTCACCTCTAGGTACAGGACCTAGTTCTAGGAAAAGAATTAAAAACATAGACGCAGATAGATTAAGAAAAACAACAAGTGGTTTACAATCTACAAGACCTACACACACAAGAATTTCTAATAGTATTATTTTATATACACCTGCTCAAGGTTTAGAAACAAATTACTCTATTAATTATGAAGCTGTTGAAACAGGTTTAATTGGTTTCTTAGCTGAAAGAGGCGCAAGTAATTTTATTGAAGGTCTATCAACTGCTTCAGGTGAGATAATTAGAGGTTTTGTAGATACAGTATCAAGTGCTTTAGGTGCTGGTGGGTTAAGAGCTGTGTTAGATAAATCAAAGGCGAGAGCTAAAAATCCTAAGAAAGAACAAATTTTTAGAGACGTACCTTTTAGAGAGTTTAATTTTGCTTATGAATTTTATCCTAGAAATGAAAGAGAACAAGAGAACGTACACAAAATTATAGAACTATTTAAGTTTCATATGCATCCTCAAATAGCACCTAATAGATATTTTGTAGTGCCATCAGAATTTCAAATAACATACATGTACAGAGATAAGGCAAACTTATGGTTTCCTAAGATCAGTAGATGTGTTTTAAAAGACATGAAAGTTAATTATGCTCCTGATGGTGTTGTTTCAACTTTCAGAGAAAATGATAGAGGGGCAGCACCTGTCGGTATCACAATATCATTATCATTTGCTGAAATAGAGATAATGACTAAGAACACAATCGCACAAGGATATTAATGTATTTTTCAAAGTTTAAAAAAGGTTTATACGATATCAATAACACTGGTAATAAAAAACTTGTTACTGATATTATGACTCGTGTAAAAGTAAAAGCAAAAATTATTGATGAAGTAAGTTTATATGACAAGTATGATGTACCTAGTGGCGAAAGACCTGAAGACACAGCGTTTAAACATTTTGGTGACTCAGAATATCATTGGATAATTCTATTAACAAATAATATAACAGATAGATATTATGGCTGGCCGTTATCTGAACAAGACTTTGAATCATTTGTCAAAGATAAGTACGCTAATCCAGACGCAATACATCATTATGAATTAACACAATCAAGTGGTAACATTACATCTAATGGACCTAATGATTACTCTCATAAAGTAGAAGTTAATAGTGATACTACTGGTGCTCAGTCAGTGTCAAACTATGAATTTGAGGACAGAATACAAGACAAATTAAGAACGATTAAGTTACTTGATCCATCATTTTTAACAGCATTTGTAGAAGAATTTGAAGAACTGATAACAAAATAATATTATGTACAATACGATCAATCCTAACATACTCCGAAAAGCAGGAGACTATTTGCTATCAGATGTTACGCTGATTTCTTATCAGTCAACAGAGGGCAGTAGTAGACCTAAAAAAATATCTATTAGAGATAGTGTAGGTGAGTTTAATATTTACGAGTCAATACATAGCAAATCATTATCAGGTGACATATCACTTGCTGATTCACAAAACATAATCAAAAATTTACCTTTAACAGGCTTTGAAAGAATAGAGTTTACATTTTATACGCCATCATCACCTAGAGGGTTTAACTTTAGTGAGAAGTCTGGTTTTCCTATGTACATCTATAAAATATCTAATAGACAAGAGGGTACACCAGGCACACAAATTTATTCATTACACTTTGCTAGTAGAGAGTTTATTAGAAACGAACAAGTTAGATGTTCACAAGCATTTTCTAATACTTTTGATAATGTTGTTATAGAATTATTAAGAAATCAATCATACTTAGACAGTAAAAAAGATTTGTTTGTAGAAGAAACAAAAGGTACACACAAGGTTGTTGTACCTAGACAAAGACCTTTTGCTTTTATTGATTACTTACAAAAGAACTCGCAAAGTAAAGCATTTGATAACGCAGGAATGTATTTTTATGAAACAGCAAATGGGTTTAACTTTAGATCAATTGAATCTATGTTGGCAACCACTAATCATATTGCTAGACCTGTTATTGCTAAGTTTGTATCTAAACCTCAAAACGTAGAAGTAGACCCAGGCGTAGTATCTAAAATGCAAATAGCTGAGAATGTCAGTATTATATCACAATTTGATTCGTTAAAGAACACAAGAAATGGCGCATATGCGAGTCGAATATTAATACATGACTTATTCAGTAAAGAGTTTAAAGAAATAGATTATGATTATCATACAGAGTTTGAGAAATCGTTTCATACTGAACATGATGGTCAAGGTGGTAAAAATAAAAAGAATTATGCGTTACCTTTATTTCCTGATAACAATAACAAGTTTGTATCAGATAACGCAGAGGGTACATTATTCTATCAATCATCAACAACAAAATTACACAACACATTAGAGCCACCGGCTGCTGAAAATATACTACAAAAGGTAATGGCGCAACGTAGTATGCTAAACAGTATGAAGATTAGTTTAGAAGTACCAGGTTTTACTGGATTGAGCGCAGGTGATCTAATTGCTTATGAAATGCCAAACTACGAGCCACAAGACACAAAGGACGCATTAGCCTTTGATCCTTATATGTCTGGTAGATATATCGTAGAAAGTATTAGACATCAATTTAACGTAGGCAGAGACAAGCATATGATGTTTTTAGAATGTGTAAAAGATACAGTAAGATTACCTTATCCTGTTGAAAATGTAAGTACGACAGTGACCGCAGATAAAGAACCACAGAATGTATTACAATCTAAGATAGATGAGGCTTTAATACAAGAAACAACAAGGAGCTCAATACACTCTTAGAGAACCCGCCGATTAGTAAGGCTGGCTATCCTCAGAGAGAACTGAGAAAGAAAGAACATAGAATATGATAGATTTACAATCAATGTATATGAAAGAGAAAATGAGAATCGTATTGTCAAAGATAAGAAACTCATTAAAACACACTCAGGATGCCTGTGAATTGGCTGTGATACGTTATAAGTATTTGTTATTCTTTAAGGGGCGTCAAGCCGTCTTAGATGAGTTACAGAAAGATAGAGACGAAGTTAAACGTCATCTAGCGCAGACAATAAGTAAGAGAATAAAGGGAAAACATAAGTCAAAGACAGATAAGAGAGGGTCAGCGTAGATCCCGTAAGGTTTAATTAAATAGAACAAAATAGCGTATGTTGAGTGGATTAAAAGAAAACATTTAAGGCGGCTGGCACATTTATGAACGAGAATTTTTTAGGTTACAATAACTTTGTATGGTTCACAGGCGTGATAGAGGATCGTAATGATCCTGAATATCTAGGTCGTGTTCGTGTACGTTGTTTTGGTTTTCATACCTCAGATAATAACTTATTAGGGACAGCCGACCTACCTTGGGCGCATTGTCTATTACCTACTACATCAGCTGGTATCTCTGGTCTTGGTCAGTCACCATCTGCTTTGGTAAATGGTAGTGTTGTCTTAGGATATTTTAGAGATGGCGCAGACGCACAAGAGCCGATTGTTATAGGGTCATTACCAGGGAAACCTACAGCCTTGGCTCAGTCAGGTGGCTTCCACGATGGAGATGGTACATATCCTAAGTACAAGGATGAGGTAGATACTAACAGACTGGCTGTTAATCTAAAAGAAGAAACCAGGGATGGTGAGACAGAATTGTCGCCACATTTGTCCTTGACTTTAAGACGGAATACTCGTATAATAGACGTAGCCACAGCAGATTTTAATCCTGTTACAGCTGCTGATGGTGGGGATATCGCTGGATCTAATGGCGACCTATTCAGCCAGCCGTCTATACCTTACAATACAACCTATCCTTTTAATAAAGTATTAGAGACTGAGAGCGGTCACATCAAAGAATATGACGATACGGCTGGCTCAGAAAGAATCCATGAACGTCACCGTACTGGTACATCATATGAAATCGATTCAACTGGCACTAGAACCGATATAATTAAGAACGACCATTATACATTTGTTTCGAGTAAGAGTCAAGCGTTTATTGCCGGTGACTCAGACATGACAATCAACGGCAGACACAAGTTATACATTAACAAAAATGGTTCAGTCGATAATCACTACGATATACAAATTGGTGAAAATGCTTCTATTAACATACAAGTAGATAAGGGCGATATTAACCTAGTAACAGTTGATGGTAAAATAAATGTAAACGCCGGCGGTGATTATAACCTTAAAGTGGCTGGTAACATGACTACAGTAGTTCAAGGTAGTCTAACAGAAACAATCGAAGGCACTAAGACAAGTAATACTACAGCCGCTGTAATACACAGAGGTAGTACGATAGACCTAAATCCTTAGAGAGAACCGGACTTATGTGAGCCAGCGTAAAGTCTAATCTATAAAGTGATATAACTAGTAACAGACATTAAACGGCTGGTCATACTTTTGAGCTGACTTTGACCTGTCTTTATCTCATAAAAAAACTCGGACTTGGTATACAAAATTTTTTCTTGGATATTTTTCTACTGGCTATAGTCTTCTATATAATCAGATAGAGGAGAAAACAAATGAGACAAATCAACAAGATCAATTTCTTCATCTTCATTGTTCTCGTTATAGTTGTGTATTAGATCACTCATCTTTTCTTCGGTACTATCTAACAGTTTCTTTACTTCTTCACTTAGTTTATCATATGTCATATTATATCCTTTTTATTTGTTTTATTAGTATATACTATCATATTCTGGCTGCTTTATCTAGTGAAATAAACATAAATATTTTTCACTAAGTAAATCTAGGGATCCTGTTTCTTATACATAGTGGTGTAGAACGAACAAAGGAATGCTTAGAGCTACCAGAGAGGGCGAAAATGATCAAACTTACAGATACATCAATAGACAGACTGTCATACTTGGCAGAGCAAAACAACTCAAAGTATGTACGTCTATCAGTTAAAGGTGGGGGGTGTGCCGGTTATGAATACGAGTGGTCATTTGATAACAACGATACAAGAGACGATATGGTTCTAAAAGATATACTCGTGGTAGATCGAATGTTTGAGTTATACTTAATGGGTACTACGTTAGATTGGGTAGAAGATACTTTTAAAAGCGAGTTTATTATCTCTAATCCTATGGCGAAAAGTAGTTGTGGTTGTGGTGAGAGTTTTAGTGTTTAATGATAATATAAAAAATCGGCGAGATTCTTTGAGAGTTCCTCTGAATGTATAAATATTTAAATAATATCGTTTATCCTGAAATGGACGGAAGTAAACCATAATGGTTGAAGAAACGCTCTTTTAAAAGGAGACAGTATGGACTTAATAAAAGACCTACGAGCTCAAAGAAAAGAGATAAGTAAACAGATTTCTACTAGAGCTCAATTAAGAAAAAGAAGTAAAGATAGTGT